CGAACAGCGCGGCGCCGAGCGTGACCACAAAGGCGCCGCCGACGGTCGGCGCCGCGCCGCTGAGCAGGCGACTTAGCACATCGCGACCAAGGTCGTCGGTGCCGAGGAAGAACGACACTTCGCCATAGCGCGACCACGAAGGCGGCAGCAGCTGGTAGCCGAGGAACTGCTGATCGATGCCATAGGGCGCGAACCAGCCGCCGAATAAGCATAGCAGCACCAGCGCGCCGCAGCCGTATAAACCAATCATCGCGGTGGTATCGCCGTAGAATTTACGCCATACGGTGCGCAATGCGCCGGGCGGGCGCTTTTCGAGATAGACGCTATCGTAGGGCATATGAATCCGTTTTAAGTTTGTTAGTCATGCTTTATGTCTTTTTAATAATCCCGCTATTATCAACGCCTTGCCAGTATGTAACGCTTTATTTTTGTGTGTTCTTCATAGATTTGAAGGTTATCAATTTACGCATAATGTGTACACTGATGTGTATATCTTCTTCCGGAGTGTACACATTGCTTACCGACACAAAATTAAGAAAAGCTCTTGGCAAAAAAAGAGACCAAATCGAGGTCATTTCAGACGCACATGGTCTGAATGTCAGGTTGTCTACATCCGGCAGTATAACATTCTTTTACCGCTACAGATGGAACGGGAAAGCCGCTCAACTAACGATTGGTGATTATCCAACCACCTCATTAGCTCATGCGCGAGAACGTAGGCAGCAGTTCAGGGCTTGGCTAGCGGAAGGGCTTGATCCTAGACGGCAAGTAGTACTTGAGAAACAGAAAAAAGTAGAAGCGCTTACAGTGAAAGAAGCATTCGATTACTGGGAGAAGTACTACTGCATCCCTGAAGGTCTGGTAAAAATCAAAGTTAACCGCCGCGACTTCAATAATCATATAGCCCCAGTGCTCGGAAATATGATTGTAGATCAGACAACTAAAGCTCACTGGCTAAATCTTTTTGACGGTATGGGGCGAAGAGTGGTTACAGGGCAAATGCTCGGTTTGATGCAGCGCACATTTCGTTTCTGTTCCAACCGTGGGGTAATTAACGTGAACCCTATTGAAAGCCTTAGACGATCAGATGTAGGGCTCACAGCAGCTGTAAAAGATCGCAGGTTAAGTGATGATGAAATCATTACAGTTTGGAATGCCCTGCCTGAGATGAAATATAGGCAGCAATTGATAATGAAGTTTCTCATTATGACTGGCTGTCGAAGTACAGAGATCAGAACAGCAAAATGGGAATGGTTTGATTTCAAGGAACAAACATGGACTATCCCGGCAAGCGACTATAAAACTGGGAAGTCGGTGAGAAGGGCGCTTCCTGAGGCTGTAATACAGATGATGGTAGCTGAAAAAGAAACATCAGTTTCAAAACATGTTGTGACGTTGTCACGATACAGGGGGCCAGAAGATGACAGGCCGCCACTTCAACCAAACGTGGCTCTGTTCTCTGCGCAGATAATTGCAAAAACAGGGATGAAACCTTGGTCGCTTCATGATTTGAGAAGAACAGTGGCGACGCGCCTTTCTGAATTAGGTGCGCCACCACATGTTGTGGAAAAGCTACTAGGGCATCATATGTCTGGAGTCATGGCGCGGTATAACCTCCACGATTATTTGGATGATCAGCGTCATTGGCTTGCTGTTTGGCAACGTCATCTTGAGAAGTTGATTGGCCAGCCTCTGGTTTGATACCCATGTTGTCTTCCCAGGCAAGAAGGTCTGACAAACGCCATCTTTTAGGACTGCCATTTATTTTTGGCTTCGGAAACGGCTGAGAAAAGTACGATGGCATCCGGGATGGTGTGCTCCAGAAATACAGTGTGCTGCGCGAAATTTTGTATCTGGACAGAATGTCACTGGTTATCAATATTTCATCTTGGAAATGAGATGCGTTATTCATAAAAGCCCCTTAGTTACATTGTCCAGGAAGATGCTGCAGCCTACGGGCGCAACTCATGGCCGTCGCCACATAACTGCATTTTCTGTTTACAACTTCTACAGTGATCTTTGAGCCTTGAACCACCACCGTATAAGTTCTCTTCGTTTTCTGTCGCCCGTAGGCGCCATAAAGCTCAACATGTTTTGCCAGTGCGGCATCACAAGCCTGGCGCCCTAGCGGTGATTGCTTGCTTCGGTTTATCAGTCGCATATCCACCTCACACAAATACATCAACCGGATCGCCAGCTGCTCGCGCGTTGTCGTTCGCTTCACGGCGGAGGCCGAGAACATAGCCAACGGGATCCCAACTGGACAGAATTGCGTTGAGCTCTTTCTGGCTGTGCCATGTTGTCATGCGCTTTTTAAGCGCGGTGGCGCAGGCGCGTACGTTTGCTCGTGTGGGGCCGGCCATCTTCATGCACAAGCACAAAGTCAGCAGCAGATCCGAATATTCGTCGGCGGCCGCGCGCAATGCGGCCGGGTCAATGCTTGCTTCGAGCTCAGGTAATCGATGTTTAAGGCTCATGCTGTCGGCTCCTCAATTCGTTTGAACTCGATAACCCAAACCCATGGATCGGCATACCAGCTTTCATCGCCATAGATGGATTTCCAGAGAGTTGCAAACGAGCCACGCGCTGTAAGTTGAAACTCCGTCCAGCCTGGCTGATAGTTTTTCCAGAAACCTTTCTTCAGTTTTCCAACCCCCTCAGCTTCAGCATCTGCTTGGCTTATCTCTCTGAGGCGCTCAACCCGCACGTCTGTAATTTCCAGCAGAAGACGGCTGGCCCAGCGCGGCATGTGCAGTGATGGTGTCCACTTCTCAGGCGTTGTCGGCTTATTGCAGACCGATACAGGCACGCGGTGGGTTTGCTCCGTCCACGAATTTCGCTCGCTGGCTTTGTATACCAAGGTGGCAACATCTGTAGCCCGGCTGTGTACCCGAAATGCCTCGCGCACCCAGATGCGATCGCCTACTGAACCGAAAGGGCAGGTGAACGACTTGGAGCGGATTTTAAGGCCGCACGCATCCGACAATGACCAAAAATACTTACCGTCATCACTACCGTTTTTGGAGTCAATCACCCGGCGCAATCCAAGCCCTGAATGCTCTGGCTGAATCTTCATGATCCGCCGAGTCTGCGTCTTCCGGCCGTCGAGAATGGCGCGCACCATCTCACCGTTAAAAATCATTCCGCGCTCAGTCATTCCAGGCCTCCAGTTCGTTCTCGATTTCTTCGTCGATTTCGGCGTTGGTAGCTTCTTCATTCAGGTAGTCGCGCGCTTCTTTGAGATATTTTTCCCGGCGTAAGCGGTACCAGAGAGAAAACTCATAGCTCCAGCTATTAGGCGCGCCGTCATAGTCAACTTTGGCGTTACGTTCAGCCATGCTCTCGACCATGCTGTAAGCGGTGGTAAGCGCAGCTTCGCGGATATACCCGCGCAGGTCACGCTTGCGCCAGTACGGATTAAGCTTTGAGTCGCAGAGTGGTTTAAATTCAACTTCCCAGCGGCGGATACAACGTGCATTAAGTGATTTGCTCATATCGTTACCGGGAGGGCGAACCCTCCCGCCTCCCCTAGCCCTGGTATTCCGGTTTCATGTCGTCCAGGATGATACGGAACTGGTCATACAGTTCATCACCGAGGTGGCGGCGCGATGAGGTCAGGGTGCTTTCTGCCTTCGCGAATAACGCTTCTGCTTCCGGATCCCCAGGGTTAGGAAGTGAATTTATGGCAGCCTCAACCTTGTTCTTCGCATCAACAAGGTAGTAGCGCTTCACCGCCTTATTCTTCAGTTCGGTATAAAGAGCAGTACCCAGCAGAGCTTTCTGTGATTCGATGTCTACGCGAATGGCTTTGGCCTGATCCACTGAGTCAGCTGTATCAATTCGGTCACGGAGTCCATCGGCAAGAGAATCAATACTTATAGCTGTGTCTTGCTCGCTGGTGGTGATGTCTAAGCTGCTGGTAATCTCAGCTACAGACATTCTTTGCACCGGTACCGGATTGATTTCTCGTTCTGTTCGTTGCTCAACTTCATCCGGGCTATAAACACCCAGAATCACTTCCGGGCAGTACAGGCGAGCCCAGTATTTCACGCCCAGATAAGCGATCTGCTGCTTCGGGTTAGAAACCCACAATGGGGAATTACGAGTTACAACACCCGAGAGATAAAGCGGCTCACCCCATGTGATTTCTGACTCACCGCGAAGGATCGCGCCGACCTGAACAAACAGCCCGATTTCGTCTTCATCAGTCCAGCCGCGTACCCGTTCGGTAACGTTGTATTTCCCATTTTTACCGTGTTTTTCCCTGGTGATTTCCTGCGTCCTTGTGCAACGCTCCCAATCGCCGCCGTAGCGATAATGAAATCGACCGTTGATAGCACTGGAACTGGCGATTACCGCGTTGACGAGCTGGGCTTCATATCCGAGTACGCCGTTTACCAGATGCGTTTTTTGCGCGACCGCATAGGGATTCATGCCCCATTGCATAGCCTGCATAACGATGGCCATGCAATCGGCTGGCTTACCTGCAAGGTGAGCTGGCACTGTCACTTGTGAGTCAGCCATAAGGTTTGCGAAAGCAGTTAACTGACCGAGAGCCTGAACGTTAAAGATCGCGTTGCTTGCTGAAATGGTGTTTGGTGCTTGCTGTTCGGCTGTAACAATGTTGGTGTTTTCCATGACTGTTCCCCCTTATGCCTGTACGCGCAGCGCTTCAAGACGGCGCACATCAAAATCGTTAAGTTCTTCGGTGTAGTCTTCAGTGATCGGCGCCGGCCATTCTCCAGTGTCGAAACCGTTCGCGATGGCGCGCATTGCTTTGCGGTATTCCAGCATGCCGAGTTCAAGTAGTTCTTCAGATGCCTCGATAATGGCGATCCAGTGGTAGTTCTCGTCTTTGTTAACGAATATCCAGAAGAACTGATCCAGAGCAGCGGTTTCGCAGTACATAGCCGCGCTGAGGTGGTAATCGCGCTCAATGATTTCCCTGTGCAACTTCGCGCGCAGGCCTTCCTGCTTGATGTTCCACATGCTGATGGTTTTCAGGTCCGCACCAATGCGCAGGCCGCTCATGTCTATCTCAAGGTCAGGGCGTACGCGAACTTCCAGCCCGGTTTCCTCATCAATACCGAAATAGCTCACCTCAACGGCGCGGCTCGGATGCTGGAGCAGCTTGCCGGCGGTGGGGTGATTCAATAGTGCTTTCTGAATGTCCAGCGCAGTGCTCATCTGCTGGCGGGTAACCAGTATTTTTCCTTCCGGGTTTTCGCGCCATGCATCCAGCAGTTCGTCGGCAAACACGGCATCCGGTTTAACCGATTTCACGGCCTGAATCAGATCCGCTTTATTGCCTGATACTTTCAGCGGCTGCGCCTTCTGGGCCTCCTGAGCGACCATGTCAGGATTGATAATCGCCAGCTGTTCTAACAGGGCATCACGGCCGCCGCTGGTTTTAACAGGCGCTGGCAGGGTGGCGTTGTATTCTTTGATGCAGGCCTTCATTGCTGACGCGGTAAAGTTTTTATCGTCACCAACGATTCGCTTGAACTCGTCAGGTAATTCCAGATACGCAATGCCAATTGCATCTTTGTCGCCGCCCAGCGGTACCGGATCGGGCAGGGTGGCGTTGTGAGCCTCCAGCTGTGCCTTGATGTCGTCAGCACTCAAAAGCGGTGGAAGACCGGCGTTGTACTCGTCGATAAACGCGCGGATCGTCGCAGTCGTGGTGAAGGCGCCTTCCGGTATTTCCGGCTCGATGCTGAATTCTTTTTCCAGCTGTTCAGGCTGCAGCGCCAGCGCATGCACCAGATTGCCCATATCCAGAACAGGAGAGCGCATTTTTTCAATGACTTTCGAGACGTGACGCTTTTCGAAATACATCAGAGATATACGGGCATCTTTAACCTGAGTAGAACTGGTGCCGTTCGCCGCGTGGTAAACATCGTTCGGAACACCTTCATATCGACCGGGCTCGAAGAATTCAGGCCATTTTGTTGCTTCCGGCTCTGGCTCATGCTCTTCTTCTGCAGTTGCTGATTGCTGGTCTTTCAATACTGCCGCGGTAAGGTCAGGGCAGCGCTCAGCAAGAATGTCGCGCATGTTCACGGCATCTGCTTGCGGAGCAGTTGCATCAGTGCCTTCGCTTGCTGATACCGCATTATCATTTTCGTCTTTGACTGGCTGAGCCGTTTCCATCTGCACATCGCTGGTGGTTTCCCCGGAATTAGCTGGATGTAATTTTTCTTCTGCAGCGCGCTGGCGCGCCTGGTCCACGATAGAAAGTGCTGGTGCTGAAGCTGGCTGGCTATCCATCAGACCATCAATCGAAAAAACACCATTGCCCATGTTTGAAACTTCAGGCTGTTTGGGTTTAGTCAGGTCTTCCGTTACCCAGTTCGGCGCATCCGGATCGCTTACTCCTTCGATATATTCACAGCGCTCAGCTGCGAGAATCTTATCCACGGCAGACCGTTCTTTTTGGGCTTCCTCCACCAGTTGAGTGCCAACAACCTGATATTCGGTTGAGAGGTTTTCCAGTTCCGGTTTGTTTTCCTCGCCATCAATAGCTTTCTTCACGGTGTTAAGAACGACGGCGGCAGATGAGACATGCCCGGCTTTCTCAAGCGTTTCAGCAGAGGGCGTGTCATGCTTATGCTCTGTCAGGTTCGCATTGATATAGGTCTGCAGACTTACCGGGAAATGATGAATATCGCTGGTGGCGCCACGAATGAGGGCAAAAATGGCAGCGCGTGAATAATCCAGGATGCCTGCGGTTTTACGCAGCGCAGCAGACCATTCTTTGAACGGGCTTTCTTTTTTCTGGACGATTTCTTTAGCCCGGCGATGAATGGATGCCGGGAAATTGTAGATATCGAAATCCATCGGCATTGTGGCCAGCGCAATCTCAACATCAAGCGTATCAAGGGTATGGGTGTAGTCAGGGTTGCGATCGGTTTTATTACCGCCGCCAGCATTCGTGCCGGTGTCCGTTTTCTGAACGGAAGAAATGTAATTTCCGGCAGACCATTCGCGAACGAGTTTGCCGCGGTCAATGTGCGGAGTTTCAAACCACAGTTTTGCAAACTGGATACGCTTGCCCAGTTCGTGGCGCTTACCTTCAGGAAATACAGCTTTGTTGGCGCTGGTAAATTTCCACAGGGTAGGCATGTCGGCATCCTTTAACCCCTGGACGTTCTCAGCGGCGAGAATCAGATCCTGTACTGCGGAGTTATCGGTATCCATTTCCAGAACTGCGAGCTCTTTACGGTGCGGAATACTGATTTGATAGACGTGGTTATCATTCGCCATGTACTGCGCCAGCAGCTTAATGCGGAACGGCTGCTCAGCAATATTGAACAGGGCGTTTGTATCGTTTTCGTATTCAGCATTGCCGAACGATTCCACGGTATCGACATCACCGGCATCGTCAGCACTATTGTCATCAACCAACTCGCCAGTGACAGGCTCAGAGGATACTTCAGCATCATCGGTGTGATGAACGTCTACAGGCTCTTGTCCTGGCTTCAGTGCCCAGGTGCGACCATCGTCGGCGAGCTGGTAGCGTTCACACCATGAGTAATCGAGAACACCTTCAGCCGGAAGATCGTTAAATACCGGGAAATCGGTACGGATTGGCTTTTGATAGTCTTTGCCGCGGCCTGTTTCGATCTCAGCATCTTCCAGGTCGACATCCAGCTGCAGCAGCGCGCGGGATTCGGTTTTTGCAGACCGCCAGATTACAGCATCGGCTTTACCCGATTTTTGAGTCGCTTTTATCAGATAAAAATATTCCATGTGATAGCCTCAATTTTGGATGTAGAATCCCTCGGGCCATTGATAGCGCCCATTCAGGGTGTTCATTGGTTTTTGGTAATCTCCGGTGGAACTTTGGTCGGTGTCACCGGACGTACAGCCCGCTTCGGCGGGTTTTACGTTAGGCCTCGTTGGCCATCTGGTCGTATTGACCGCACTTCGTAGAGCAATAGGTTCTTTCCCGTGGCGCCAGTTGCGAACCGTGAATGATGAGGATGGTCATTTTTACTT